GTTTGTTGGCCTGGCATTAAGAGATTGTTTATCAATCCTCCGGATCCTCAATTCGTTCCCTGTAACCCAGGTAATGTTTTATTGGTTTTAAATGCTCCAGCCACTCGAGTTGTTAAGAGATTAGCAACTGGTGTGTTTGGGGTTGGTGATTCGGTATATGGGCGCCTTGTTAAAAGTAGTGTAATTATTATTTTAAATGGAGCTCCTCATAGTTTGTTGGAATTCATCGAGGGATTTATGTGTGTACCTGTTGGTATTAATGTAGATTTACCTATTATAACAGATATGGATATTAATCGTGTCCATACGTGGTTGAAGCCACCCGTTTATAAGTTTACTACTGAGCAAGCTTACGGAGTTATTAAAGGTATTGATCCCGAGATAAAGAAGGGTTCTAAATATAAAATGATAAATAGTTTGGCTGTAAAATCAGATAGTAGTTATTTAACTATATTGGCTTTCTTAATGCTAACTCTTCGGGTAAGCGCTGCTTCATGCACGCAATCTGGTGAAATCGTCGCGTGTGGAAAAATAGTTTACTATTGTGCCCCACATGATTTTTGTCATGTTACTTTTCAGTTTGATCCTAGTTTCTATTATGGCCCTAAAATTGTGCCTACGTATTATATTAATACAACTGATATTCCTCGCGATAGCGAGGTGTGGAAGTTTAATGAATATGATATGTTGGCTGATTGCAAAACCTTAGCTGGTATGCAGTGGGGCAATAGTGTGAATTATGTTAAACCTGAACGGTGTATTGCTACAGGAGAGCGTATCTATCAACGTCTATTAAATTATTTTTTAAAGATCGAAATACCTGAGATTCTTAGAACGGCAACTGCTGTTTTTAATTTTTTCTTATATGTTTATGTCGCTTGTGTCAATTTGTATTTAATTATGCTATGGCCAGGTGCTAGATTTTTAGAGTATGTTAGTGATTATATTTGTATGTGGTTCATAATAGTTTATGTGACCCGCTTCTTTTATAGAGCCTTTAAAGCTTTTATTAAGAGTGTACTTATATTAGTTGGCATTAGTAAAGGAACTTATTCAGAGATAGATTTTGTAAAAGAATTTTTATATTTTAATTACTTAGTCTTGCTGGTTCATTCACATTTACGAACTATTCCCTTTATTGAGATTGTTTATTTGTGTGTTATTTTATTGTTATATCGCTATGTTTATAGAAGCGTTAAACCAGTAAAAGAATCTTTTTTGAATTATAGTCAACCTTTTAATTTGTCACGTGCTGGAAAGAGTGTTTTTGCCACCGGTATTTATAAAGATGAAAAAAATTTTATTAATAATGGATTAGGGTGGTGTTTTAAAAGAGGGTATGGCGTTTGTTCGTACCATCAAATTCAACAGATTGTAGGGCTTAGCCCTCATATAATGGTTGTCGTGGGAGGTAGTGTATCTACCATGATGCTAAGTATTGTGAAAGTCTATGAAGATCGAGATTTATGCGTTATTAGGTTACCTAAAAATGTTAAAGTAGGTCAGATTAGACCCCATTCTGTGGGTTCTAGTATAATGGCATTTTGTCCTGAAACTGGTGGAAACACTAGTTTCGCGGATAAACTACAGTCAGTTACTCCTGGAAGAATTGATCGTGATTGGAAGTATGGTTTTTACCATACTTGCACCACTTTTGGTGGGTGTTCCGGCGGTCCTGTTATGTTTGGTGCTGTTTGTGTTGGAATCCACATAGAGGGAAATACTAATTATAATACTGCTGCGTCTTTTGACGATAACATTGTTGTTGAATTGGTAAACTTTCCTGAGTGTGAAGGTTTTGATGGTGCTTGTAGCGGCCCAGACTCTCCTTATGAGTTTTACCATTATATGACTCAGCGAGTTCAAGCTCCTGAGCATGCTATATCTAGGCATGTAAATACTTTAGGCGAAGTTACTGTTCGTGTTGACCTTGGTTCCTTAGGGGGCCAAGCTAACACTTATTTAGTTAATTCCGACTCGATGTATTATATACAGCGTGCTGATGGTTCTATGGTTGATCAGGATAATTGTTTTCAAGCAATTGAAACTGCTCTGGGTGTTCAAAGTGGATCTGACTTTATGTTAGGTTCTGATGGAAAAGCATCCTCGGCATCTGGTCGACCAAATAAGAAGCATACTGTTAGTGTAAAGCGTGCTCGTAATCAGACTGGTTATACGGTTAGAAAAGCGAGTCAAGGTAATAAGCAGTTAGGTAGAAACTTAACTAGCATGCATTCTGGTAATGATAAGAAATATCGGAAAAATGAAACTGGTTCTTCTAAGCGTAAGCGAAAGGAGGGTAAGAAGGAAAATGCGGATATAACTATGTTTGATGAAGGTGATTCATCTTACTGTGATGTAGAGGTAGAAGATTTCGGAACAGAATCTGAAACCGGTACGAGTGAAGAGGTCGTTAGTTGTTTAAATATGACTAATTGGGAGTATTATGCGTCTACAAATTTAAAATTTTTTAAGTGCGATGCTCCAACTTTAAACAAATCTTTTGAATCCGTTTATAATGAATTTACTGATGATGAGAAGAAAGCCTTTGGGTTTGCTGATTGTTCTCGTAAGAATGTTGAACGTGTATTTAAAGAGGACTTTGATAGTATACCCTCTGCTCCCAGTGATTATAAACAATGGCATGATGCTTTTATGAAGTATGTGCCTTTTATGTATGAATCTGTTAGCAAGAAAGTGAAAGAATTAAGTATTGATGATGCTTGGCAAAATATTTTAGATCGTAAGATTGAGAATCGTTCTGCCGGTTATCCTTTTAATACTGATTCTTTCTGTGGTAAAAATCATATTACTAAGATTGAAGTTAAAGATTGTCCAACTTGTTGGGGTGTGGTGTGCAAAGCTGTTGATGATATTAGAAATGGGCGTGAGCCTGATTTTGATGTCGCTGTTGGCGATGTTTCTCCTAAACCTGAATTTTTGAAAGCAAAGAAGATTGCTGAAGGTAGGACAAGACTCATTTGTGCTGCTCCTTTAGTTCAAATCATAGTTCAAATTATGGTCGCACCTGGCGTTGCTAGGTTAAAAGATGACCCTCTCCGGGGTGTTTCTAGAATTGGTTTAACAATTAGTTCTGGTGGTTTAATGAATATGAGGCGTAATGCTTCTCATTGTAAATACTGGAGGGAAAAAGATTATAGAGCTATGGATAGAACTCAACATCAGGCAGGGATGGAAACTGTTCATGACATTTTAGCTATTGTTAGTGGTGTCGACTTAAGTGTTGACACAACAAATAATATGTGGAAGTGGGTGAAGAGTGTAAATTCTGGCCCAAAATTGTGGAGGCTATATAATGTTATATATAAGTGTAAGAAAGGTGGAATAAATCCTTCTGGCAATTTATGGACGGGTGAAATTAATACCTGTTATAATATTATGGGTACCATGTTTGAAGCTTTTGAGCAACCCCCATCTATGAATGAATTTGCTATATGGAATAATAGTACCGGAAGGTATATGAATAAATATAGTGATGACACTCTTGATGGCAGTTTAGTGCCATTTGTATCTAAAGAAATTACAGTAGCGAGATTGAAGAAATTTGGTCTTGATGCTAGTGTTGATGATATTATCGATCAAGATAGTATTGTTGGCCTAAATTTTTTAGGGTACAAGTATACTGATGGTGTGTGTGGTGTGAGTTTTGGAAGGTGGAATAAAGCTGTTCTTCAATTTATGCATTGTAAAGCTTCTGATGATTTGGAACTCTCTATGAGAGTTCAGAATTTGAAGTTGTTGATGGCTGACCATGATCGTGGTATGGCTTTTGCGTTAAAATTAGAGGAAACAATAAATTGTACCAGTATGAGATTAACACCTCAAATGGTTGTGTCCTTTTGGACTGGTAAAGAGTCTTTAAATTGTAATCTTCATCTTGAACAGGGTGATAATTATTTTGATGTACCAGGATTACCAACAGTTACGGGATGCGTTGATGTCAGCACCAGAGATGTCAAATACACAGAAAATCGTATCAGAAATGTTCGCGGTAGGGATGACACCCCCGTGGTCATTATTGAGGCGGTTAACAGGTCAAAAACCGTATCAGAAGGAGGACCAGAACGAGGTAAAAATTATAAAAGCAATCTTCGAAAGCGAAAGCTCGAGAAGGAAAAAATTAAGAAATTTAACCTCGAACGGGGTGAAGTTAGAAATAAATATGCCTCCAAAGAAGAAGCAAAATCGAAAGAAGAACCAAAAATCCAAGAAGCCAAATCCGCCTCAGAAAAGCAGAGCAGCCAAAAACTACTCTGAAGCTATGAGAAAGATGAAAGCGAAGCATGGTGGTGGTATGGTAAGTAGTGGTAGAGATATCCCTATGTCCTATGCTCCTTCTGTATTTTCTGGTATGCAAGTTAAATTTGGTCAGGGAAGGACGCAAAATTGTATTAGATTAATGATACGTTTTAGAGTAGCCCAGGTTATGGTAGTTTTTGCAAATTATCCAACTATTCCTATTAGATTTGTGTTTAATGGTAATGCTTCTAATGACTTGCCATTATTGTATAATAATGTGTTATATTATCCTAGTTATATTACTACTTTGTGTAATTTGTTTGATTATAATTTTACTAATAAGTGTAAGATTAGTTATAAACCGAGAGTCACTGTTAATAATGATGCCTCGTTCTCTATGGCGTATATTCAAGATCCTGCGTGGTTTGAATCGCATAGTCAGCTTCTTGGCGGCTATGCAACTCCTAGTGAGACAGCAATAACTAGTATTTCTAATGCTTGTACTGACGTATCTTATAGAGCTTGCTCTGTAAGTGCGTCACCAGACAAGACTAAGAAATTTTATAATGCTGGCCCCAATACTGGTGGTCAGATTTATTATCCTACGAATACTACTGCGGATTTGCGAAACTCTGTAAATGGTTCTTTCATGATCGCTGGTACTGTAATAACACCTCCGACGGCTAACGTCGTCTTAGGTGATGTTTACATGGACCTTGATGTTGAATTTTGTGAAATGTCTACTGCAATTAATGCTACTACATCTTTGATGTCTAGTGATAGTTGTAGGAAATGTAGATCAATTGAATCTTTGCAGTGTGGAGTTAGTAGCAGTGATGTTAAAGATAGTAAAATTAGTGAATCTAAAATTAATGAATCTAAAATTAATAAAACTCTTTGGAAAGATGTTGATGAAATTGAAAATGGTCGTTCTGACCGTTCTGAATCTCCTCTTTATGTTACTAGGCCCACTTCTCGTGTGTCTAGGAGCAACAAATAACTGTTTAAATTTATTATTAAATTGTTATTGTTTGAAATTTATAACCATCCGTCTGCTGAAGACGTTAAACTACAGAGATCCACATGCTCTATGTGGGGCCTTGGTGTGTGCTTAACACACCCTTTGTTTAAACCATTAGTTTTTGTTACCGTGACG